CATTGTGTGCTCCTAATTGTTAATGTGCCTCGCTTGACTGTCTTAATTATAGCAAGGTTACATTCATAATGCAAGCATTTTGCGTGCATTTTATGAAAAAAGTCAGAGATTTTTATTAAACCTGTGGAAAACTCACTTCCCGTAAAATATATAGCGATATTCTTTATAAAGTCTAATGATAATACGTTTTAACATAAGTTTAATTTTACCAAATAAAAAACTACCCTCGATCAAAAGTAGTAGTTTTTATAGGATTACAGAGCTCTCTCTGAATTATTCAACGGCTTCTTTCATCTGTCGCACCAAGTCTAGAATAATAGTCTTAGCGGCAGATAATCCAGCTGCGATTGCAGATAACGCAGTAGCCATCGTTAAGGCGTATAATTCGTGCCAACTCGCCGCGAATAGTAAGTTTACTAGATTTACGCCAGCCAGCAAAAATGTTGCGATAAACGTCTGCACAAATGTCCACAAGGCACGAACGATTACATCTTTGTAGTTGATGTTTTTTAGTGCTTCTAGTGATTTCATATTACCTCCTTATTTCTTAAACTTAAAAATGCTCATTAGAAAATCGATAATCTTCTCTAACAGGCTTTTATTCTTAGCGATATCTTGGCTTAATTTGCCGATAGACCTCATAACGTCTTCGTTGGTAGGTTGTGGTGCTAGCGGTTGCTCCTGTGGCTTTTCTTTGATTTGAGGCGCCTGTTGCAACTCTGGTGTTTTTGGTGCTGGTTGTGGCTGAGGGCGTCTTTCTGGTCGTGGTGTGCCTGCATCTCCATTCGCTAATTCACGTACTCGCTCTGCTAATACCCAAATGCCATCATCTGCCATTTTCAGTTGTAGGTAGCGTTTGTTATTCTCGGTAGTTTCGTCTAATACCTCCGTCGAGCCGACAATTCGGAAGTAATCACCTGTATTTATTTCTCCGTCTAGTAGATAACCATCTTTATCCGTTCTCACTGCTACAGAGACAGGTACACCGTTGTCTTCCCAATCGAAATTATCAGCTAATCGGTTACATCTAATTTGTCGTAAATCGAATACGGTTGCTACTTCATCTGCATAATACACCTCAGGAAGTGCTACACGCTTTGTTTCTTTTGGTTTGCCTACATATCGATAAAATGCATATGGTGGGCAACCTGAAGCGCTCCAGAGCCAGTCGTGATTGTCTATTACAATACCTGCTTGATATCGACAGTTAATTACGTTATCTGTATCTGTAAACATTCCTGTATGACCCAATGCACCTCCAGAATTGCCACGAATACCCCAAATAAAGATATCTCCGCGTTGTGTGTCCGCTTCGCCGTTAGCGTCCTCAGGAAGTCGTACCCAACCATTCTTTTCTAGGGCGTCAAATAACGTGTCTGTATTACCAATCCAATAACTTGCAGGTAAAAGACCTGCTTCTTTTAGCGCGTGATATACAGAGCTTGAACAGTCGTACGAATTTGGACCATTCCGATTTTCCATCGAATAGTAAACTCGACCTTTGCGGGCGTAAAACCAAGCTAGTGCTTTTTCTATCATATTATTTCCTCCTCACTGTTTGTTGAACTTCTTCTTGCAATTCCGTAACGGTTTTATTTTGCTGAATTAGATTGTTAGTCGCGTAAATAGCCAATCCTACAAGTGCGATTGCGAATAATTTTGCCAGATTACTTGTTACAAGGCTCCAAAAATTCATAACGCCCTCAATTTCAGTGCGTTTTACGTATTTCTCTTCTGATTCTTTTTCATGTTCAGCGATATATGTTTTTAATTGCGCTTGCGTAACATTATCTCGTGCGATATTCTCAATTCGCTCTAGCATGACAGTATGCTTGTCTACGCCATCCTTAATGTATTCGACCTTAGCTTGTAACGCGCCAAATTCTTTAGCTGATACTTCTGGTTTTTCGTTCATAATATAAATTATGATTTCTTGTCGTTATCTAATACGGGAATGTCATAGTCCGTACGTCTATATAAAACGTCTCTGTTGGATTTTGATTAATAATAGAAGTGTCATACGGATTAAATATTGACAGTGCGCACACTATTTTATTTTTTGATTCGCGCCAGCCAGAAATAAGCACAGAAGTAGGTGTTGTGCCGCCACCTGAGACCGCAAAAGTCCTTACAAAGTCTATTTTAGACGCCGTGATAGCTCTGTCTGGATTCGTAGAGGTGCTGACTAGTAATCTTAAAATCCCAACGTTAGTCATATTAATCTCTTGTTTTTGAAAATATACAGTATTGCTTGCTATCGATATTCCACCGGGTAGAGTAAAACTCATAATACTTCCACCAGTAGCACTGATAGTCGCGTAATCGCTACTAATATTAAAATCGTCTGGATAATTATTCATCAGCGTACATCCTATAGTGATATTTTATGATCGTATTAAAAAATTCTTCTCTATACGACAATGTTAGTGCAGTCTTATCTACGAACGCACTATATCCACTGTTAGCCCATAACTCTAAAGATGCATAAGACAAAGAGCTTATCTGTCCGTTCTGCTCCAACCATAAGAGGACTAGTGGTTTATATCCAAGGTTATGTACAATCCGAACTTCTTCGTTAGTATTCACAAGCACAGTTCCAGCCTTGTACAGCTTTAACTGATTGTTGTCAGTATTAAAAGTCATGTCGTGATAATGACTTGTGAATGAGGCTTTTCGATGAGGTTCTAAAGCGAATCCTATGATTCGGAAATAAAACGTAGCAGTAGTGTCGGTTCTATTTGACGTGCTTATATGGATTAAATTATTATCCACACGAACGTATGACAAATACTGATATTCACCTCTATTATTGAAACCGCTAGTATTCACCTCGAATGCATTTTGCGAAAAATCGCTAGAAGTCGAAAATTGTGCTATCGGCAAAAATGCAGAGCCGTAGGTGTTTGGTATAGTTATGTCGTTATAATCATGCGCGTTGACGGGTACTGGTATGGTATCGCTACGATAGATCACCTGGTCGATCGGATAGTCACTCGATAATACAAAGTCTTTTATCATTCTTGCTCCAAAAGCTCTATAACATCTTTGCCTTCTTTACTTACCCAGAGACCAACCCTAGTAGCGTAAGCACCGATTTTAATACGCTTATATGCTCCGTCAGAAAACAACAGACCACTCCCATCCAGCACCACGAGTTCCCTGCGATTCACGGGGTCATAAATAACAAGCCTGCCCGAGCCTTCCTCGATGCGTAATTGTCCAGTAATCGACGAGATAATAGTTGAACCTTTTAATTTTAGAACTTCTTTCATTAGAATGCGTACACTTCCTCTCCGTTATAGACTGATCTGTCATATTGAGCGAACATATAAACTTTAGTCTTCCTGACCTTTAATTTAGTAGTTAATTTACTATCGCTTAATTTCTGAGATATTGCGATAATTTGATAAACTCCGCTTGCCAGTCGAGTATCTAGTTTAATCGAATCCCCTATTTGCATAGACGGTGAACCCTTAACCTCTAATTCCAGCATCGGGCTGTATGTTGCATAGCCTCTAAATACTGACTGCGTGAATGCTCTTGCGTTTTCATAGTTTCCAAAAAATGGATTGTCATTTATTTCTAGAAGATAATCTTCATCATCGCTCCAGTTGTCGTCAAAGGCTTCATAGTCCAATTCATCAATTTGTTTTGATGGTTCACCCCACAAAAATACGCGATCGATTTCAACAGGATAAAATAAATCACTAGTAAAGGTTAATATTGCTTTACTAGGTGTTAATTTTAGCGAGCATTTCACGCCTCGATCGACCTCGACGCCGTTAGCGGTTTTTGCTGTGAACCATGATACATCAGCATTCTCACCCAATTTTGGCTCAATTAAATCAGCACACGGGTCAGACAAACTAACTTCACGCACAATTGGTAGTCCACGTTTTACGACCCAAAGATTGTCTGTATTTTTACCGCTCGAGGTCTTTTCTGCAACCATCTGATACGGTGCGATAACACGAATAGGTGTTTTAATTTTAACGTGATTAACAATGCCAGAACTCTTCGAGGGTGTTATCGATATCACATTATCGTCATCTAGTTTATAGTGAATGTTTTCTGCGATATCGGAACCACGTCCTTTGAATCTTATTAGTCCTTCCTCGTCTTGCCACAACCTGCCGTTCTCAGCTTGAACTAATTTTTTAACAATATCTGCCAATGAATCGTTTTTATTCGGGAAAAATATAGGTACAATGTTTGTTGCTCCTGAAAAGGTGAACTGATGTTGTGCAAACCCTAAACCTTTGAATATCTCAGTTAAAATATAGTCTGTTTTTTTATAAGCCATTGGCGGTAATTCAGGCAAAGGCTGAGATAATGCCCAGTTAAGGAAGTCAAAAGCCGAAACTGAGGCCTCTGCTTTTCCTGGTTCTGCATCAGGTAGCATATTAGTAAGCCCCACAAATTGAGGCACATTCTCTTCGCCGAAACCGAGCCACGCTCGAGTGGGAATATTTGGCTTAATATATTTCGCGATTGGGCTATTCGAATATGGCACAAAATAACCGTCGTGATTAGCTAATTCAAAATCAGCAATCGCTGACTGCACTGAATATGGAAACTCAACGGAACGATTAACTGCAATCGATTTAATCCTATTTGAGATATCATTATAAGCATAGGTGTCCCATATCTGGACAGGCGGTTGACTTGCGATATCTGACGCATATAAATCACCGCCTCCGTATGTCGATTGGTCGTACACTCCCCATGAAATATTTTCATTTCGAGTTTTGTCCCACGCCATGGCAACACGCCATGTGAGCGGTCTAACCCAAGATTTCGCCAGTTTCTTAAATCTATCGCTGGTAACTAACATTTTATTGCCCCAAGTTCTGTCCAGTTTCAACCATCGTTAAAGTAATACCTTCTACATCACCGCACAGGTTTATGACGTCTTTTTTGCTGATAGAAATCTTCACTGGGATATTAGTGGCTGATCCATCAGATAATGTAAGTAATGGATATCTATTAGTCGTATACTGCCTTTGTACAAAACCCCACAACTCAGCAAATTCCTCTTTGGTCAAATGTCCAAAAGTATTAGTCCACACTCTTTTATGATAGACATAGTCTGTATATACATTTCCTGACAGAACAGTAACATCGGTCTCTCCAAAATTAGAATTCTCAGAAAATGGACTTGAAATATATTCATGATTCCAAGTTTTTGAAGTTGTAGAATCGGTTAATGTCATCTCTTTCATGCGAACCTCGCTTTCTGGCCCTGTTCAAATGCCTGCATAATCTGGTCAGCAACTTTTCGCCTTTCATCTGGAGAAGTTGCGAATACGCCGCTTACATTGATGGTGATTTGTTGTGATGGCTGTGTATTTGTTTCTTTTAGTACTTTAGTAAACGTATCTGCCATAATTTTTTGCGGTGTAACGATTTCTGGGTTAGTCTTAGCTCCTAAATATTCACCAGCGATAACAGGTGTAGCTGTAGTCAAAACGCCACCCTTTGCTAGTCTTGGAAGACTGAATCGCTGAATGTTAGGTATATGTACATTAGGAATCTTATTGATAATATTTAAGGCTCCATTTAATAGGTCTATAGGCTTGTTTATGACCCGCTCGATTTGTGCTATCAGACCGTTTATCAAGCCTTTACCGATGCTCACAGCACCATTCCAAACTTTAACTCCAATGTCTGTCGCCCAAGAGCTAAATTGACCTAGAGATTCGCGCATAGGCTTCCAGAATCGACCACCTCCAAAATCGAAGAAGTCCACAATTGCTCGCGCCATATCATCTATGAAGTTTTTGAACGTATATTTTGCGTCATCTGCCTGTTGCTGATCGAGCGTCTTCAGTTTGTTATTAAGTTCTTCTCTCTGTTTTTTCAGCTTCTCTAAGGTCTCTCCATTATTCGCAAGAATACCTGCATTTGTTTCGGCGTTATTAGATAGAGCGTCTTGTTTTTGTTGTTGAAGTGTAGCTAATTGTTCATCACGTCGCTCTTTAAGACTTTCAATCTCATCTAGCTTAATCATATTCTGTACACTAGCTAAATCGGCACGGTGCTTATCCTGGAATGCTAATTCAGTATTAAGCTGTTGTTGTAAGTCAGCAAGTTTCTGATCTCTCTTGAGTTTGTCTGCGTTATTTTCAGCGTTTAATTTCTCTTGATTTGCCGCAAATTGTGCATCATATAGTGCCTGCTCTTTGTCTAATGCGAACTGTAGCTCAGCAAGCTTTTGAGCATTGTAAGAATTGTTGAAATTCTGTAAAAACCTAATCTGATTGGTTAAAGCTTGGACCTTGCTTTCGTGCTCTCTAATTTCCTCGACTTGAGATTTTCTAAATGAGGCAGACCTCTTGGCTATTTCAGCGTCATAGTTAGCATTTTCCTCAGCGATTTGTTTGGTTAGGTCTTTAATTGTATCTTCATGTTTGACACGGATGTCATTTAAGTCTCGACTGTAGTCTCGCCATATTTTAGCCGCTTGAGCTTCTAGCTTATCTAACTCCTTAGTAAGTTTTTTGGCAGACTTTGCTGCCTTTTCCATGCCTTTAGACGAGCCACCAGCAGATTTTTCCAATAACGCTATCTGAGCATCAACACTCGCCAATTGAGATTTCAGACTTTCAGCATTCTCTCCGCTACCACCAGCCGCAGAACCAAGCATTCCAAACGCCTGTGCCGCCATCACCGCACCAGCAGCGATTGCAGACAACAGAGCTACGATTGGATGACTCGAAAACGCTATCATCGCCGCTCGAGCTAGCAGGAATCCTTTTTGCAATACAAATAACCCACCAGCAACAAGCGCGAATGTTACGATTCCTGAGCCTGCAACCTGAATAACGCCGCTAAATGGTGCTAATAGCGCACCAACAGCACCAGCCAATCCTCCTACTGCGTTTAATACAGTCTCTATTCCTGCACCAACTCCAGCTAAAATTGCTCCAATATTGCTTGCTCCCAGACCTTGAATAAGATTAGCCATTCCTCGAGCAACAGCAGTTTGCATGTTTGTAAATGAAGTCTGAAGACCGCCCGTTGCTTTTTCCGCCATTGAATCAAGAGATTCAAGACCTCCACCTCCATTGTGGTCTAGCTCTATAAGCTTTTGAGTGAGCTGCTCAGCGGATAGTTTGCCCTCACTGCCCAGCTCCTTGAGTGCACCCATTGTAACGCCCATCTCTTTTGCAATTGCTTGCAAAACAGGTGTCATTCCTGAGTTTAATAATGAATTAAACGTCTGAGCTTGAACAGCGCCACGTCCAAAATCCTGCGAGAGCTGCGTTATAGCATTGTCTACCATCACACTGGTACCACCGAATGCTAGAATAGCGTCATTTATAGCCTTGAACGCTTGCTCTCCAGCGACCATTGAACCAGAAACAGCGACAAGACGCTGCACGCCTCTTACGGCTTCATCGAGAGACGTTGGGAGCCCTTTAATGTCAGCTTCAAGCTGTTTCATTGATGCGGAAACCTGCTCGCCAGACTGCCCCATTGCTCGGAATACACGAGCGGCATTATTTAGTGTGTCTACACGCCTTACAGCTCCACCAATTGAGCTTGAAACAAGTCCTATGGCTTTATCTAAAAGCAACATTGAGGCGGCGGCACTCGCGCCTACAGCCAGACCTTTTTCTAAATTGGAGCCGTCCTTCTTAAGACCGTCAAGCTTTGATTTCACAGAACCAATATCAGCATCTAGCTTGTCTAAAGCTAGTCTAACATCATATGAAATCTCGCCAACGTTACTCATCAAATGCTATCTCCGACCTCTTCTTCAAATCTTTCTCTAACGCACTAAAACCCTCTTTGGAAAACGCACCAGCGGTAGCATAATAAGTTGCTGATTGATTCTTAGCAGTCATTTGATTATGTACAGCATCAGCGGCATCAATTAGCATTAAAGCCTCGTCTAAAGTGAACGGAACGAGAACTTTCTCAAAACTGTCACCATTCTTTTCGAATGATTCAATATATCCACGCTTCACTGCCTCGACAGCACCCCAGCCAAGATATACACCTAATTTAGCGATAATCCACATCTCAGGTGCGACTTTTGCTCCAGTAGCTTGTCGTGTAGTACGTTCCTTGTATCGCTGCTCAACACGTGCCTTTTCTTCAGGAGTAAGTAGGTCTTTTAAGTTAACTACTGCCACTATTTACGCCTACTTTCTCGGTTAGAAAAAATGTCATTAAACAAATCCTGAATAGCTAAACTAGACAAGCTACCTAGCATTTCCATTGCTTTTTTAGAATCATCGAAACAGCCAGCATAGATCTCAATCTCTTTTTCTGCAAGCTTTTCACGCTCTGCTAAAAGCTTATTCCCACGGTCTACTTTCTCGACAACACTCTTGTCGTTGTCTTTGATTTTTGACCTGTCAATCTTCTGAATTTCTGCCTGTAGTGCCATTAGCTCATTTATAGCTTTGACAGATAATCGTGTAATCTTATTAATCTCTAGGCTTTCATTTGACCCTAGCGGGCGTACTTTTAATACTCCGTATGGTTCACCGAAATCAACCTCTTTATAGCCTTGATATTTTGATAGATTTAATTTAATTGTCATATTATTTATCCTTTCACATATAATTTTGAGCTTTTATCGTTAGTGTAGGGACTTTTCGGACAAGATGTGGTAATGTATAATCATTAAATTAAATTCAAATAAGGAATTCATAAATGGATGAAAAAATTATTAAAAAATTGTCGCAAGAGGACGCCGACAAGCTACATTCATTAAGAAAGCAGCTCGACAACGGAACGCTCGACCAAAAAACTTATAACAAGAGATATAAGAAACTCTCACAAGACCTAAACTGGAAATATCAGCCTAAAGGTGTAAAGATGATACCTAAGATTATCGGTCTTGCACTTCTGGCTATGCTCATAGCAGGTGCTTTAATGCAAGCTCTAGACCCTCAGTCGGGTAAGATAACAGGCACAGCTTCCGCACTCGAAGAACAATACGACGTCGCTAATATGGTTACTAACTTCGAGCTAACAAACTCATCAAACAAAGACATGAATGCAACATGTAAAATTACTCTACAGCCTTCAGATAAAACAAATCCTACAGTCACTAAAGAATACTCATTTGATAAAGTCCCGGCAAATTCTACAAAAAAATATCAAGTAATCATTCCACGAGTTCATTTCAATGCTGCATATGTAGTTGAAAAAGACACAAAGTTAGATTGCTATAAGAAATACTAAATAAAATACCACTCGTTTGAGTGGTATTTCTAGCAAACGAGCTCCTACTAATCGAGTGGTTTCACTGTTTGAGTTTGAGGGTCGTATTTACCCTTTTTATCTTTGATACCTGGTCCATAGCGGAAGAAGCCCTTAGCTGTGCGGTTCATCTGGAAGGTTAATTCTAGAGTTGAATCGTCTCCACTAGCTGAGAATGTAGTATCGAAGCTGTCTGGTAGCGTTACACTATATACGTGAACGTCAAAGTCGTCATTAGCTTCACAGACTGGGTGAATATGCAATGGAACGGTAGTTGCAGAACTTGCACAAGCTCCAGCACCCCAGGTTACACTTCCAACTGTCTGTTTTGTGCCTGATGCCGCCTCGTATAGTCCAGCGTAAACAGCCTTGACACTTTCTGGACCAGCCAAGTAAAGAGTAAGTGTTACTTCTGATGTATCAGCTCGACCGCTTGGACGACGAATAGTACCACCTTGAGTTTCAGTTTCTGTTGTACCGCCTTCATATTTAACGGCGATATCTCCCAGCATGTCTTGTGGGATTACTAGCTGACCCAAATAGACTTCTTTTGGTCCATTCTGCTTTGCTAGTGCTTTTTTGAACTCTTCTACGTTCATATTTCCTCCTTTTAGTTAACTCTTGCAAGCCCCGTTATTGCGTAAATCATTCTGCCCTGAGTATCCCTTTCGACAGATGTTGGCGTTGATATCGATTCGAAAACCACACAATCAAAGCCTTCGTCTGTGTAACTGGTCTCAGGTAGAGATATACTCACGCCGAGCTTATTAGATAGAAATTCAGATATTCTAGCCAGTCTCTCGTATCCGTCCAAATCATTTGTTCCTCGTGAATAAAGTTCAAATGAGTATGTAGGACGAACGCCTCTCGACTGGTTACCGCCTATATCAGAGATATAAACGCCTTTCCTGTCGAGAGTGAGCTTATTCCAGAATAAATCTTTATCAATTTCACCGAATTCGTTGTTTTCTAGATATTTAAGAAGTGACAGTGAAAAAACTTTCATCGAAGACCTCCCTTAAAATCAATTTGTTTCTTTACACTCTCGCCTGCTTTTTCTAGGTAATTCAACGTTTGTGGGTGCTTTTTGTTTTCATAGTGGCGACGCTTTGCGTATGGAACATCACCGCCACCAAATACAACACTTGTAGTATCACCATTATCTACTAGTCGTACGCTTTGCTTCAGCGCTCCAGTATCAACTGGTGCTAGCATTTGCGCTCGTGACATTATAGCCTGAGCAATACCCTTTCTCTTGTTTTTAGCGTTCACTGCTTGAATTCTCTGCCAAGCGTCAATATTATTCTTGATCTTCATCATAGCCTCCATAGTCTGCGCGCTCCAGAGTTAGAGTGTAATGCTCTAATGTGTCTGTATCGAAGTTCATGCCAGCAGTCGCACCTACAATTTGATAAGAAGCTCCATTGACTCTAACGCCATGACCTACAAACATGTTAGTACTTGTAAAGTCTATAAAATCGACAGGCTTTACGTGCAGTGTCGCGGTCGAATCAGTTGTTTGAATGTTGTTTGATGTCGTAACTCCACTACGCTGCTTAAAAACGCCAGATAAGCCCTTGCGGTGATTTACAAGGTCGCCACGCACCGTTCCTTTGGTAACTTCCAAAAAAATGTAAGGAGTCGACTTAAATACATCGAATACGGTCATTTCTTATCTCTCCTGAACGTAATGTGATTTGACTACATTGACTGTATTTATCAAGCATTGACTTATAGCTCTCAATAATCCTGTCTAACTCGCTTGTCTTATCGTAAGTAATACTGAAGTCTTCGACCTTTTTAGAGGTAATCCTGTCGTCTCCGGCAAGTTTTACAGCAAACAGTTCAGATATAACTTGAGCTAGTTCTTCGGGAATTACTTTCAAACCAAATCCACCATGAACAGTTATTACGTCAGTATGTTTTGTAGGCTTATTCAGTACTATGTTGTCACAAAGCTGACTAGCATTATCTCCTAGATAAGTAGCAAAGTCGACTGAATTAGAGTTCACTTTAACAGATTGAATTTCGGAACAAAGACCAATAAACACAGACCTCATCCCGTCTCTACCCTGAAAAGTTCGCTCTTCTTCTATATAGCCGACCTTACTACAAATCAACGCCTCAAGCTTACTGATAGCTATTCGCAATAGGTTATCAAAGTTATCACTTTCAAATGGAGTTAGGGAGCGTCGTAAATAGCCCTCAACTTGTTCTTTAGTCAAATTGTATTGCATATCTCAACGCTCCCTTTCTATTAAGCTTTCTTCAAACCGATTGCTGATTTCAAGCCAGACAAGCCACCACCGATGTAAAGCTCTTGCAAGAACTCTTCCTCGTTGGTCTCAAGCTTAAAGTTAGTGAAGGCTTCTACAGAAGTATCACCAACTGTCTTGTACGCACCAAGCACAACAACATATGCGTCGTAGTCTGGGTCAGTTGCATCAGTGAACCATGTTGGCTCAATGATAGTAGCCGTGTCTAGTACGTCTTCAGCCTTTGCACCAATCTGGAACAAGTATTTACCATCAGCACCCTTTTCAAAGCGTGCACTTGTTGCAAAGCCTTTCTTAGCGATAAGAACAATCTCACCGTCAGTACGGATCATGTCCTTAGCTCGAGCTACAGCTTCAGCGCGGCTCATACCAGCTGTAATAGTCAACTCATCACCGAAGGTATTCTTTGCTTTTACGTCTGACTTAATAGAAGTAAATGACGTAATCTTGCGCTTGTCGCTATCTTCACGACCGTCACCGATAACAGCAGCACGCTCAACTTCACGAATAATTCGAGTAGGCAATTCGTTCAGAACATACTTCATCAATGCGCCCGTTGATTTGTTCTCACGGATAGTTTGCTTGTCGAGTACCAAGTACTTGTAAATCACACCAGCACGAATTGTACGGCTTTCAAAGTCAATAACTTGCTGGTCTTTCTTTTCGCCCTTCTTGTGTCCACCTGCACGGCTAGTGTCAGCTTCGACGTCGGCTTTGTCCCAAGTAACTTTGAATACATCTAGACCAGTCTTGTTCAATTTACTGAAGATTTCACCTGATGTTACAGCGTCTTCAATAGCAGAAACGACTGGCTCTGGTAGTTTGAAAAACTCTTTGTTGGTCAAGTTATTCTTAACCAAAACATCTTGCCAAGCGCTCTTAACGTCGTTAAAAGTACGACCAGCGTTTGCCATCAATACTTGTGTAAAATCTCGCACTGATGCTTGAGTTTTTAGATAGTCATTAACAGTAGGGGTTGTCGTAACCTCTGCTTGCTCTTTTGGCTCGATGATTTGAGCCTTTGCGATTTCCTCGTTCATTTCATTCTCCTCTTCTTTACCTGATTTATCTTCTACTGGCGTCTCAGGTGTGTCGTCAGCAGGTTCTTCGACCTTTTCGGTCTCTTCACTTTTCACTCGTGTAGCGATTGCCATAGCTGGTGCCAAGCATGCGTCTTTCACGATTGAGGTATAGCTAGCGGCAGCTTTCATAGCGTCAGACAAGCTTGTTTTCGCTTCCACTGCTTCGGTTGCAAACCCAAGCTCCACAGCTTCAGCGGCAGTCATCCACGTCTCAGCAGCTAACAGTTCTTCTATCTTTTCTTCAGATAGTCCTGTTCGGCTTGCATAAACTGGAATCATACTCTCACAAGTCTTCTCTAACATCTCAACAGCTCGTCCTAGCTCGTCTGCGTTGCCTGACGCGATTGTCCACGGCTTGTGAACCATCATCATTGCACCAGGTAGCATAACGATTTCGTCGCCAGCCATTGCTATGAGAGACGCTATAGACGCAGCTAGTCCATCGACCTTCACTACAACACGCCCGTTATATTCACGGAGCATATTGTAAATCGATACACCAGCGAATACATCACCCCCAGGACTGTTAATCCTCACTGTAATGTCGCCCGTACGCGCAGCTAATTCCTCTTTGAAAAGTTTTGGCGTAACATCGTCCTCGAGCCAACTCTCACTAGCAATAGTGCCGTTGATAATTAACTCGTTTGAGGCTTCAGCTTTCGCCCACTTCCAGAATTTATCCATTAGCGTTCCTTTTTAAGGTTATTATTCGGCGCTCAAATGAGCATTGCCTTAATTTCATTCTGAGGTGCTATCGTGAGTGCGAGGCAGCTTCTCATCTTCAGTGAAGACAAGCTGTTTTATCTTGTCAGAACAGTCAGTCGCGAATAGAACTTTAATATTCAATTTCGCTTTACATTTAGAGTTTGGGCAGATTAGACCCTGTATAGCAGTAGAAGTAACAGCTTCAAACAAATATCTACCACAATACTTACAGTTTATCTTTATCATTGTTTAATCCTGAATTTTGGGCGACCGCCACAATTAGGGTGAATAGGACCGCCAACATTTTCTTCATAATCATTTATCCATGTACCGCTGTCTGTTTCTAAAGCCTCATTAAGCTTTATCATCGGCTGTGCAACAGGCTTCCAGACCCCTTCCATCGCTCTACACTCTGGGCAATGTGCTCCGACTGGATGATTTATAGTCTTTTCAATTTCTGCTCCTGTTTCAGCTTCGAGCTGTTTCATTGCCTCCACATCGCCAACACTCTCAGAGCGCTGTATTTCAGTGCGAGCTAATCGAGCAACTCTGTATTCGTCAGTATTCATGATATCTCTCAGTAAGTCTCTCGTCTGACTTTCGCTTAAATTATCAAGACGCGATCGCTCTAGTGTATCGTTGATGACCTTTTTAGTTTCATCATCATATGATTTAGCTACTCGTGTAAGATGTGAGCGGTAATCTGCTCTAGCAGTATCAGATAGAACAAACTCGTCAGTGCTTTCAGTGTCTAGTCCTGCATTCTTAACCATGTCTAAGCCTTTTTTGTATTGATCTGTACCACTAGAGATAAGCAATAGAGTGATTAACGCTAACGAATCTTCTATAAAACGCTCTAACTTGTCGTCTTCAGCTTCGTTTTGAGCGCCAAGTTCTTGAATGGCTTGGTCAACACGGCTTTGCATAAAACTCTTTGCAATATTATACAGTTTGTCATACTCAGAGGCTTCGGCTTTAAGCGCACCTACTGTGCGTGGGTCTGGGGCTTTCTCCACTTCGCCGCCCTCGTCAACTTGAGGCTTGTCGTTTTCTATTTCAGTAGTGTTATTTTCACCCAGTTTGAGAAGTTTGTAATTCTGCGGTAGTTTGAGTGCGTCGATAACTGAATCTAGTTCATAGCCTTTATCAACCAGTTTTAATATAGTATCTGTGTTAGTCGCCATAACTTCTGCTTCAACCTTTTTGCGGTCGGCAATCTCTGGTATTTCATAGTCAAAAGTAATAGCAACACCGATACCACCAGTAATCCTATTGAGTTCATGCGTTAAACGAGAGTAAATCTTAAGCGCTCGCGGATAGACAACACGCTTAGCAAAACCACGCTCGGAAACGTCAGCATTTGAGTACTTAGCTTGGTCGTCAACGCCTTTAATGATCTGACTAACACCATAAGCCATGTCAATTCGCTTGTTTGCCTGCTCAAATACAGCTGCAAAATCAATATCTTTTTGAGATTGTGCGTATGGTATCCACTGAATCTGTGCTTCAGCAGGTTTATTCGTTGTCGGGTCAATCGGACGATGAGAGTATGTAACGTTACCATTTTTACCAGCTCCACGGTGTCGAGACTCCAACAGGTCAACCATATCATTATATTCACGAGCAGTACGAGCCGCAATGACAAACATACCAGCAGGAATTGCGTTATTCTCAAAGAAACCACGTTGGAAGTCAGCGATATAATCGTCTAATGTAATCCACTGAGTGGCAGCTTCGGTTGGTGAGTATCCAGCGTATAAGTTACTTGGGTCAACACCTCCAGAGATTACAATGACTTGATCTTCAGTAAAAGTCTCAGCTCCTACTTGATAGTAGGTCTTGTTATCACGACGTGTGATACTTGGATGCTCTAAGAACGTGAATCCAGCAATGTTCTGACCCTTGAATCCATAATTCGTAGTCTTTACAGCTTTACTACCATCTTTTGCCCAAACTAGAATAAATGTATTACGATTTACTAAAGTAGAAACAATAAGCTTCTCGCTAAACGATACGAAATCATCGACACGGTTAGGATGATAAAGAGCATTAAGAATTGGGTTATTCTGTACGGTCTTGCCATTCGAGTCAATGACTTTTGGCATGATAGTAATGAATTCGTTAGCAATCGCTTGAATATTTGGATAAGCAGAATCGTACTTACTTGCACAATAGCGACTATACCAATCCCCTGTATTAAAATTAGCTAATGAAGAAATGCCCTCAACCTTTACTTGAGATTTTGGCTTAAAAAGTGACAATAAATTCATAATACTATTATCGCTACCTATCGTACGCCACCGTACTCTATCTGTGGGATAAATGTCTCGGTTAATCGATATCTAGCTGCGTCTAGGGCGTGGTCATCGCCGTCTTGTGGCACGTTTAGACTTTTACCTGACCGGTCAGTTGCCCACATATATCTTAGATATTCTTTCTGTAAATTAGTGGAGTTCTTTGTATATTTAATATTAAGCTCGCTCATCTTATTAACGCTCCATTGTCTATAAGTTTGCTTAGCATCACCACTAGTCTTAGTCACTCCCTTAACCGTACAGCCTAGTTCTACAAGCTCAGCAATGTCTTTAGGTGCGGCACTATCTGCAACTCCCAGCACACCAGCCAGTCCTTCTCTATGAATAACCTCTGAGATATCCTTATTAAACAAACCTGTGCTGTAAAGCTTCTCATCAAGAATATATCCGTCAGCTTCTCGATAAACACAAACAAGCGCTGTTGGGTCATTCGTAAAGCCGAAGTCTAGTCCGTAACCTATTAGTTCAGCATGAGTCGGCACTTCCTCAATAACTTTCCAGCCATGAAATACTAGACCTTCCAATTCACCAATCTGTCCCTCGCCATAGACTTTCCACCAGTTCTTATTAGAGCGACGCCTTTCGATTGTAGCAATAATACTATCTTCAAGGGCTTCATTGTCTTTATAGGTTACGATAACGAAATCAACGTCATCACGTCCTACTAGTTCATGCGCCCAATATTCTGAAGTCGGGTTGTAGTCAAGATAAATGAATTCTCGTGTACGAACTTCTAGCTGATTGAATGCATCTTCTCTGATTAAGTTAGCCTCATTGATAAATAGGACATCTCGTCTAGGACCTCTAGCTTTGTCGTCATCAAGGGATACGAACTCAAACATCGTTCTATTAAATAACGTAAAAGTGTAATCTGATTTGTTCTCTTTGATTCTGTAGTACTGCCAATAATTATTAGCCGTGAGTATATTCTTGAAGTCTCGCAATGCACCTCGCTTAAGATGAGGCAGGTTGATACTTGCGATGGTTATTATCTTGTCTGGGTTTTTCGTAGCATATTCAAGTAACAATAATAGTATAGCTATTGTCTTGCCAGCACTTGTACCACCTTGAACAATGCGGATACGTTTGTTGAGCCGCTTTATCTTATGATAAGTGGAGGTCTTGCCAAACACGCTACTCTTTCTTTGATAAATCCTCTAGCGGTTTTGGTGCTTCAATATTAGTCTGCTCGATGGTTTGTTTTGGCGTGCCATAAACCTGGTTAATCATCGCCTCAATCTCTTTCCACTGAGCTTTCTTTATAGCTGTAGCTAATTTACGTTCAAACAGGCTTCTATTCGGGTCTTCAGATATTTTCTCCAGCTCCTGTTCAGTGAGCTTTATCATCTGCTCGAGTTTATATCGTGCAGTTTCTGTTTTCTTCCAGGCGCCATTATGACGACGTTCTGGGTGTGCTTCAAATCCTGGGGGCGTTGGAACTCCATTCCTGCCAACCGAGGGCTTGCGTTGCTTTCTAGGGACTGTTTGTGTTGTCATTTTATTACCTCCACTAAAATTATTATTAAACCTATTGCCGAAATTGGCTTCAACAAATAGCTAAACCCAGCCGTTGATAATATCCACGTCAATACTGTCGTCCACACACCAGTACAAACCATACACTCTAAAACACGTACTTTTCTTTTCAGCAGTATCGAGCGTAATTTACTAAATACATCAAACGGACCTGACGTAGCAGTCAATAAGTAAGCAAGAGCAAATCCAGCTAGAGCTATCATTCTTTATCTCCTGGTAATTTGCCTAACGGATAGGCTTTATTGTCAATAACGCAAAAAGGTTGTGGTAACTTCCAGGCAGCCGCTTCTTTATAAAAACTTTCACTTAGAGGTGTTCGGATGACTTGAACTACCTGCCCATTATTCATAGCGTACTCCTCAAGTCGTTCCATCTGCGCTTTGTAATGACCGCAACTTGCACATTCTTTTTGATAGACTTTAATAACTTTTGTCTTCATCGCACAAACCTCACTTTCCTATTAGTTAAATCAGGCAACCCTCTTGCTTTTTGAATAGCTAAATCGTATTTATTCGCCCTTTCGAAGACTTCCTGGATAGTTATTTTCTTTCGTTCCATTAGAAACCTACGAAAAGGAGAGAAACTGCGACTATATGAAGTTCTGTCGTAGACAAACCAGCGATGAAATACATACACACATTCTCTATCGCATACATAAATAGCTTCATGACTGTAGAATATGACTGTTAAATTAGATACTTCGCGTATCGGTATGTAGTCTATTCTTCTAGTCACTTTCGCCACCTAGCAACTCCCAATTTGTTAAAGAAATAAAAAACACGAGACAAGTAGTCCCGTGTTAATTTAATTATATTATTATATAAACAGATTGTCTATAGTTTACTGCAGCATATCCATCTGTACCGCTTCATCTCCTGTAATGTGATCTTTGACTTTAAGTACAGAATACTTCTTTGGTATATACATACGAAATTGCTCATCATACCTATTCTGGATACGCAGTTCTACCATAAGACGATCGCCTGCAGTAAAACCACATTCTCTATTGACAACAGCATCCAAGAAATCACTATCTTGGATATCTGCCTGTATTTTCTCTGTACCCTTAAAGAATGTCCATTTATTATTCGATTTATCTAATACTGGCTTTACTACCACAAGAGTAGCTGGTACTACTTCGTCCTCTGCATCTTTTGACTGAACAGTCATTTTTCGAGACAGAGGCTCAAACTCACTACGATCGACCTCTACGCTATCGTTAGACGATGAGTTAAACACCAATCCGTCCACTGAATCATCTTTTGACGTCTTTGAGAATGTACTAGCCAAAGCGTCCTGAACTGTTTGATTCTCATTATAGATAACGTATGTCGGTTGATTAACGATCATAGAACCAAAGTTGTTTATAACCTGAACCTTGTTATCTTCTTGTTGGACAACTTTAGCATCACTTGTATCTCTCAAAGTCTTTTTAATTTTATACAACTCAATAATAGTGTTGATCGTAGATAAGATTTCTTGAGCAGTCTGAATAGCAATCGGACCGGCTGTGCATATAAATTCTATAACAGCTTCAAAACTTCCTTCTTTCTGTGCAACAATATTAAGCTGTATATCGGTACGATTATTAATCTTATAGTTAACTTCTTTTGCAATGATAGACAAAGAACGTAGCGTAGCGATATATGTGTCGACATCGATATCATGACTGCTTTTTTTGAAATCTACAGTTATACTTGGCATGTTTCCCTTTTTTGTTTTTATTATGTTTATGTTTTGATTATAACACATGGTATCTCTCATTTCGCTATCGGGATCTATATCCTCTTCTACACAAGTTTGCAATTTTATAAATAGCTTCTTCGAAACTGCTACACCTGACGATGAACTCAACACTTTCTGCGTCCTTCATATAGAGTCTAACCCAGCATTCACCTTCCCCGTCGGGTTTAATATAATATTTAATATTGAGGTCTGATATATCATTCTTTCTGCTCTTAATGTATTCTTCTATGTATGTTAAGTCTTTCATTTCTCCTCCAACAATTCAGGGTTCTCGTGAATATTGCCGACGACTTCCAGTGTGTCAAGATTAATCCCCATAATATCAAGCCCGAAGAAAGTGTATCGGAAATTATTTTTGACCATTCGCAATCCAAAACTAGCTAAATTGTCTAACCACTCTACTACACCTATATGTTTGCCAGTTTTGCTAGTAAAAGAGCAGATATCACCGTGATAAATCTCTGTACCGTTTTTATCTGTTAACCCTGTATTATCCTCGATAATATACCGCTCATTGTCCGGGTCTGACAAAATCCGCACATGCCATAAATCAGCGTCATTGTCATCGCAGACTTCAAATGCGAATATGTTACCTAGGTTGTCTATGGCTATATCTTTTTTATTGAAATAGGACTTTTTTCGACTATCCCAAACTCTGAATTCTGTTTCACGCATTAGATTTCCTCCTAGACTTCTAACTCCTTAAGTTTTTCAGCAACAGCTTTGGCATATCCACCATAAGTATCTTTACAGCGTTTGTCTAATAGCTTGGTTATCTCATCTAACGAATAGATACATTTTGGATTACGCTCTTCTAGAGGACCATAGCAACTGCAATGACCTAATTCTATAAATATGAACTTGCCATTGTTATCTTTAAGCACTGCCACACCATTTCCGCTATATATATAGCCTTCATAGTTATAGATGAAATACTCATAAATTCTTTCGTCTAAATATTCTAAATCGTATTCACCTAGAGAGTCTTTGCCGACATTATAAATTTTCATTTAGATTTCCTTTCCATCCTTGTAGCATTTCGAGTAGCCCATCTCGCCACCTGCAGATTTACAGCGAGCATAAGTGTTATCGTTTTCATATAGCTGATTAGCAACCTCTTGTGCAATTTTGTTCAATAGAACGAAGAAGACAACAATTACTAACGCTATTATTGCGACAATAGCTACGTCGCTCCAACTCCTATTAGACTTCATTTTCTTCATAGATATCTCCTTTTTCTAGTGGTTTAGTTGATATTACCGCTTCCAATCATGAGATGCCCATCTTCCAAAAATCTATGATATAAGCTCTTACCTGAGCTAGTGACTGTGTAGGGCAAGAATACTTGCGTCGTCGTTACCATCTTCGTTTCTATGATAGCCACTTGAGCATCTACCCAATCTTTAGTAATACGCCAGGCTGTACGACGCGCCTGTTCTTCAAGGCGACTTTTTGGCACAGCACGCTGGCGCTCTAACACTTGAGCAACTGGTCGCCAATCGGTCGGTAGGCTAAAGGCTAATTGTTGACCATTAAGCTCTAGCTGAAAGCTAAGAGCGACAACATTGCCTGTATCGTCATATTCGGTCATGATGCGCTTTGCGCCAACATAGGCGAGCTTGCCCTGAATCTCGCTCAACGTTTTTTCAACCGATATGCTTGTTGTGTAATTCTTCAATGCCATTATAATCCTCCTTGTTTACACGAAATTGTGTAGTTTAATTCAACCTCTCGACCTTAACGTTATCAACACAATGCCAAGGAGATGGGACCATCGTAAATACCTTGCTGCTTGTGACAACTACCTTGATATTCTTGTCTTTGGCGGCTTCATTCACCAATTTAATGTATGGTGAATTCGGCGGCAGACAGAATTTACTGGTATTTTCTCCTGTTACCACAGTATTTTCTGATGCGCGAACCCTAAAGTATGTGTTGCCACCGAATATACTATTGTTTTGGTTGTTATAAACGATTCCAGAAACTACATTATCAGAAGTTTGCAAACGGACTGACAACAGCAAGTAAATAGGCGCTGCAACCGTTAATGCTGCTAGGATATATTCCCAAAAAATTCTTAGTTTAGACATATCAATCTCCTTGTCTTACCATTTTGTTCGACCGCAGAACTGGTTGGCTATATAAGATGATGATTTGCCGAGTTTTAATTTCCTCACATTCGAGGGAATTAGGTTTCGTAAAGTCACATCACATGCTACGAAGCTTTCTATCAATAAGCAGATACCCCTAAGCTCATGATTAGGTACTTATTTTCAAGATAGCGTCTACCTATTCCGCCACTTATATAGCCAGTTGACAACACCAATTTGTATATCATTAAGTGAGTTAATTACTTTAAGGTTTGATGTTGCCAGTTGATAGCACCAGATTGAGCCGATTTCCACCTGCACTCAATTCTATAGGCGAATGAAAAGCCTAGACACTAATGCTACCAGTTGAACAGACGACCCGGGTGGGCAAAATGGTCATCTGTCCAGTTGACAGCACAATCACGGAGCAAAGGATTTCTCGCCTTTTGGCTTACTCCCGTTCGGGAACCCAGCTTTATTCTTCAGATTATGCCGCCAGTTCTACGGTCGAATTGTTAATGTTCTACTGGGTACGATTTGTACCCGTTTATCTTCGTTTGCTGATACGACCACCTTTTTTGCCAGCACACTTCTTTACGAAGTGAGGACCGTCGATTAGGTCGCAATCGCATTCAATGTCTTGCGCAAATCCCTTACAAGTTCCATGTGATTCAAATGTAGCGGACCCACCCTTTCGTCCGATTTCCGCGTAAAAGTTCGGATTACTCGATAGGTTTTTCTGAGCGGCTTTTAAGCCACCAGCCTTTGTTCCTGACATTGTTTCCTCCTTACCCCCGTAGGGTACATTTAGCTTTCATTTGTATCTGACGGGTCTCTCCACTCGTCTAAATCTATATCTTCACCATCCACTGCTATCTCACAGTCTAGGATAGACAAGTCCTTATGTTGCTCTGGTGCGCCATTTTGGTATGCCCAGTACATGGTGTCGTCGGTAATTTCATAAGCCTCATCTTGATTATTAGCTCTCACCGATAAATAACAGTCCAAGGTTATTTTTACTGGAATACTAAATTCTTTCATTTCTTCTCCTTAGCTAGCTTAGGTCGCTCGCCATTTATTCGACTATCTAAGATTTGATTGATTCGATGAATAATATGTTCTCGTTCGTTTAATTCTTCTAGAGCCGCATCCTTCATTTCTAGAAGATCGATAGTACTCATCTCGTCTAGTGACTGATAATCGTCCTCGTAATAAGGCTTTACTTCTTTTTCCATTGATTCTTCTCCTCTTTAATTTCTTTAGTCCATCGCTTGTCCCCCTCTACAATTCGCCTCATCCATTCTTCGTCTCGCTTTGCGATTTCGTACTCTGAAGTTACTACGAAAATTAGCAAGAACATGACAATTATTATCCAAATTAAAATAAACATTTATTCTCCTTTGCTTTTTAAGTCTTTAATTAAGATTTCTAGCTCTCCGTCAGTCCATTTGTATGGCTTTTTCATGCTTTCTAACAGGTCAACGATATCTTCGCCATAAGTCTTCAACATGAATCTTGTGTAACCAATCATGTTTCCTTCATCAAATCGATTACACGACCTACATTGAGCGTGTACGTTTCGTTCATCGTATCTGAGAGCCATCCATCTTCTGTTTATGAAGTGTCCAGCGTCAGCCTGTTCAAATGGCTTTCTCTGACCGCACGAACAACAAGTGAAGAATCCGTCTTCAGAATCTCTCATTCGTATGTATTTTGAGAAGATCCTATCAGCTTTTTGAATTAGTTTTCGACTTGCCATCTATCCTCGCATTCTCCAGACTCTGACAAATCTACCATTCATCAATGGTCTTTCACTTTTTCTCCAACCGACAGCCACAAAATCATCACATCTGAATATGCTACCAGTCGTGTTCCTGTGTAAATAAGGTGGTCTAGGACATTCCTTGAGTACGTCTTCAATTGTGATCAGAGATTTATTATCTAATAGCTTTCTCGCTGTTACACGAGCGTTTTCTATCCAGGCTTCACGCTCTTTTTTGAATAAATCTTTCATCACATTACCCTCTCAACAATGAAATTATCTATCATTGTTATTTTGTGAATTGTTCCACCGTATTTTTTCTGAAATTGACGTGCATCTTTTCGCTTTCTAAAGTTTCGATTTGAATCGTCGCTTTTTACTAGATACAATTTCTGTAAACCCATCATCTTCCCCCTTTTCAAGTCTGCGTGAGACTACCAAGTCATTATCGATAAATGACCATTTAAACTTCCTCATAAAACTGAGGTCTGGGTCTACAATGCGAATCGTAAACCCATTGTCAGTTTTGAGCAGATAAACTCGCTTCCGTCTTGCCATTCGTCCTCCTAAAAAGGGATTTCGTTCAGATTTACTGGCGTGCCGAGGTCTTCGCTTGATTTCGCTGCTTGAGCCTTGCCGTCGCTCAAAAATTGAACCTGCTCGACAATCACCTCAGTCGCTTTACGTTTATCACCGTCTTTTTCCCAGATCCTAGTTTGTAGTCGACCAGTTACACCAATTTGTTTACCTTTTGGTGCATATTGAGCTAATAACTCAGCTGTTTTATTCCAAGCCGTCATGTTGATGAAACTTGATTCAGAGTTTTTATCACCGACTGCTAAAGTAAATGAAGCTACAGACTTGTTAGTGTTAGTTTTTCTAACTTCTATATCCTGAGTTACTCGACCGATTAAAGTTACGCTATTTATCATATTCCTCCTTAGAACATTAATTTTTGGACTTCTCTTTCTACTAGCTCAAGGGTAGCGTTTTCTACCCGCTTTACTATTTCGATTTCCTCTTTATAGTCTTCTCGATTTAATTCAAAAATCTGTAATCCTAGTTCTGGATTTGAGAACACGTCTGAATAGATACAGAAGTAAAGCTTCTTCAATTTATCGTTTACTACAAAGTATTGAAGAATCTGCGGCTTGTATTCAGAAGGCGGATGTTTTTCATAGTAAGCTTTTACTACTTTCCAACTATCCAGACATTTAATCTCTACAGCTTCTGTTTCGTCTTCAAACTCTCCATCTGGTGAGCAAATCATATATTCGTTTTCTTCAGATTGCCAAACTCGACCAGGGATAATCTGCTTGCCAAGTTTTTCAGAAATCAGCTCCCTAGCTTCCTCTTCTAGGATTTGACCTCTCAGCATAGCCGAATAAGTAGCGCCTTCTGGTATTCTATCTGCATAATCGTTCGGGTTGATTGGCTTAGCTATTCGCTGAGCAATTAGCTTATAGATTGAATCATTTATTTGAACATTCGCATAGAGTTCATTCAATTCATCTTCAGTAAGCATTGCCTTGATATTATCCATTGTCAGATTTTTCGGAAACTCATAGCCTTTACTTTCAGCAAATTCAACCAGCTCGGCTTTTGGTATATATCGAACTGATGAATAATCTTTTGCTGATGAGCCTGAAATCCTGCCTTCGTGAAAATCCAACCATTCTTGACTTCGTTGTTCAAGGTCTAGGATTTTCATTCATTACCTCCTAGCTTTGCCTTTACCTCATCCTTAACGCCGACAAGCTCACGTGATAGCTTTGGATTAGCTCTGAGGATCTCAATATACTTCTCCTTCAATTCTCCTAGTGTTTTACAAGCTCGTAAGGCTGTTTCAGCAGCTTTTAGGTCGGCAGACTCTTTGTCGGTTCTTTCTTTGAGTTTACGTTCAAGGTTACCGTCGTCATCAGTATCGACAAGTAAATCAAGCATTGCTATGTATGAATATCTCTTCATATAAGTGATACCTGAGCCTTGTGTTTGTGGATTGTTAGGCGCACTTTCTACTGGTGCGATATCTTCAAGAGCCTCACCGCTTTCCAGATGGATTAGCTTAGTTCTAATAGCCGTCTTAGTATCGATATGACTGACTGTTTGTTTAACCATCAATCCGCATTTTTCTAAATCTTCTCGTGTTTCACTGACTACAACATTGTAGTCTGCGTACTTGCTTTTGAAATACGGGTTTTCTTTTGAGGCTTTAACCAGTGGTGTTATTTTGCGAAACTCTTGTAAGGCTTTGTATAATTCACTCATTGCGCCTCCTTTCTATAAAAATCTTAAATATCTTCCATTTGTATAAACTGACCAAGCCTTATATCCTTGTGATTTCCACACGTGATAAGCACAGTCAATGTTTACTTCTGGGTTGTGCGAATCACAGGCTTCTCGTCCAGGTAAAATTCGTACCTGAAATAGAGAAACTGAATAACCATATGTTCGACCGTTTTGCGTAAAGGTCAGACTTGTATCGCCTGTTGCGTTTTCATTACACGAACTTTCAGCTTGCATAATGGCTTTCATAATTCGCACGTCCCAGTTGTATTTTTCAAGTAAAGGTTGAAACCTGTCGCAGCCGCCTACACCAGCCTTCTCCACAGGTTTTTGAGATGTAGGCGAGGCTTCAACCTTTGCGGCAGTTTGTGGTAGCAACGGTTGCCGCTTTTCCGTCGCTACTGTTTTGACACTTCAACCTTGACATTCTTGACGATTGTCGCCGCTTCAGCTTTGACTTGTTCAGTCTGATTCTTTTGATATTGCATTCCGCCGATAAAAGCGATAATTGTAGTAATTAAAATGGTAATAATAATAGTTTTGATAGTTTCAATATTAAGTTTTTTCATTTTCTTCTCCTTGTTTTGTTTTTTATTTTCTTTATTCTCTTTTAAGCTAGACATTGTACTAACTCCTCTCTAGCACAGATATTTACAACTTCGTCCTCAATTCCGTCACAATCTGGATTGGGACAATAAAACTCAGGTTCGCCATGACAACCACACCATTCAGCTTCTCTGCCTGAACAGCAAGGTTGAATTACTTCTAGGTTGTCGTGGTTGCAGTACCACTCGTTATCAAAGAAATCAAAGCGATAACTCGCTCTAATTTGCTTTACGTTAATTTTCATATTTACTCTCAATCTGCCATTTGATATAATGGCTTTGTAGCCGCTCTTTTGAGCGGTTTTTGCTTTATACTGCCCACTTTTCAGCGCAGGTGTGGGAGACCTGTAGTGAGCAGCGCTGAGCGTTCGAAAATAAACAAGAACTACAAAGTTGTAATAAAACTTAACCCATCGAACGCCAGCTGAATTAAAAATGTGCTAGCGGCTATCAAACCGCTCGACGCTACCCACTAGACCAAATTGTTAAAATACTAACTTCTACACGTGTTACGCCTGAACCTGAGCAATCTGTCACGCTTGTATAATTTTCGTCGTACGCTCTTTTACGGTGTCGCTTACGTAATCGTAATAGTACAGTTTGTTAATTCTGCACGAGATTATCAGATACGCGTTTGATAACCTCGTGGAAATTAAAAAACCACAGCGATTTGCTGTGGTTAAAACCCAAATTATGGCGCCCCGAGTAGGATTCGAACCTACGACCTTAGGCTTAGAAGTCCTCAGGTTGCCAATCAGATTATAACATAAGCTTATCGCTTTAGTACAAATCAGAGGGTGTAAAAGTTCTATTGAATATGCTCTTATATTAGCACACCCAAATTAAAAAGTCAATAGGCTCATGCTTAAATTGGGCGTAAAGTCATAAATTTGTCGAATTGCTCTCTGATATATTTAGGCGGAACGTGTAGATAATTTTGCGTTGTATTCACGTTTTCATGACCTAGACTTATTTGAACTGTTTTTATATCAGCACCGTTTAAGTACATGTTTGTAGCGAACGAATAGCGTGCTATATGAGGGCTTACGTGATAACCATACTTCTCAAACACTTTTAACCAACGCGCTATTGTGTCGGTGTCGACTGGCTTCGACTGGTCGACATTTTTATGTATTTGTTTTCTTTTAATAAGATAGCCATCGATGCTATTTTTGATAATAAACTCTCTCACTAGCTTCATAATTTCAGGGTGTACCAAAACTTCACGACATTTACCGCCAGCTTTACCTTTTCCTCTTACAGATATGTAATTATCGTAGATATCTTGCGTGCGTATTCTCACCAACTCAGAAACTCGAAGACCTGAGCCAAACATTAGATAGATGATTATTTTCATTTGCTCATCAACTTCACCTAGGACCCTGCAGACTATATCTTCAGGCACTACTGTTTTGTCTACTTTTTCTGGTGTTATAGTTTTAATTTTTTGCCACTTAAACCCTAGAGTGATTTCAAAGTCGCTTTCTAGACATCTGAAAAAGCTCCTTAAAACTGTTATCAAGGCGGCAAGACTGTTTCTTTTTAAGTTACTTTTTGAGGCTAAATACTCACGAATATGCTTCAACTGAATTTCTTCAATTTTCTGTACACCTTTTGTTCTCAAAAACTTATCGAAGTCATTTAGCCACACTTTTCTGTCATAGACGGTCTTATCTGATAGACGGTCTACATCACGAATAAAAGATAAATACTCATCAATCACAGAGCACTCCTCCCACAAAAAAATTAATATTTTGTAGGATTTTGAGGTGCCCATCTAGTGTTGCTTTCAGACCACCCACACGGTCATCAACTCGGCAGTAGATATGGCTAATTTCTTATTTAATTTTGCCACGTCTAGCCGTGTCTGCATAGTGTAAAATTCACAAAGTCCTACTTTATTGAATACCTTACAGCCCGCATTTTTTCTAACTTTTCAGCCTGATATTTATTCGCTAATTGATGCCCTACAGGTATTTCTCCGCCAAAATGCATGTAAGCAACAACGTAATAATTCTTACCTGTTTCTGGTGTTGAGATGATGTAATAACCAATACCAGCGTTTGCATGTGCTATTGATTTTTTATCTTTTTCTACTTTGGGGTTAAGCGTGCGAATCACCCAGTTATAACGAACGTAACTCATAGCTTTATCTCCACTTTCGACAAGTCGGGCGTTTCATCTTCCGAGATAGTGTTGGACCACTTTTCAGCTCGCTCATAGTTCGCAACAAGCCAATATGGGTCAGTATCGATTTTCCAACCACGGTCATTATTGCCTCTGTGAAACTCGCTTTTCGAGATTGAAATAAACGCTGTTTTCAAACGCTCTTCTCCCAACTCTTTTAATCGAAGCCTAAGTTTTTCTCGACGTTGCTTACTGAGCTTAAAGCGTACAGGGTCTTTTTCGAATAGCTCACAAACCCACACATGGAAGCGGTCGAATTGATTACAATTTGACGTATTTATTATTTCTTTTTCTTTTTCTTCTTCTTGTTTAGTGGCTAAGCGTTGGCGTTGATGGTGCGTTTTGTTTGCGTCGATAGATTGAAATTTTTGCCAATTACAGATAGAAAAAGTGGTCATTTTGTTTGTGCTGGACCATACTATCATGTTGCGTTGGCGAAGTCGGTCTAACGCACCTCTGAGCGTCCCCTGTTTTAAGTTCAGTTCAGTTGCCAATTTTTTACGCCCAGTTTTGTATGTTCCAGTGCTTTTATCGACCTTCATAAGTAGCCGAAAAAATACTACGAAAGCAGTATTATCATTAGACAGTAGTTCATGCTGGTCTGCATTTCGCCACAATTTAATCCAACCGTTTTCCATTTTTACCCTCTCTTTTTAGACCAAAGGAAAACTAGCACCATCGCTTCCTGCGGTGTTTTTATTAATGTTGCAAAAAAAGATGCAAGAATTTGGTGCAAAACCCTTGACAACTTTTTAGCGATTTATCGATTTTGAGTAAGAGGTTATTTTTAGACAAAGAAAACCCCAGTCAAAAACGACCGAGGTTATCAAATGCGTATCTGATATGTTCTTATATTAGCAAACTCTAGCGTAAAAGTCAATACTTACAAGATAGACTTTACGACAATGCCTGGGAATAAATATTCTACCGATGAGATAAATACTGGCAAAAAATGGATAAATGGCAAGACTATTTTTCAAAAAACTTTCGTGATGGGCGGACTTGGTCTAGCTACCACAATCAAAAAGCCGCATAATATTTCTAATTTAGATATGGTTATCAGAATTCAAGGTATTGCCAAAGAAAACTCAATCGGAGCAACTATCAACCTGCCACACGCAGCTGACCAGCAAGCATATACAGTGACAGTCTATGCCGACAATACGAACGTAAACATCCAAACGTACGCTGACCAGAGAGGTTATGCGCAATCTTATGTAACTTTATGGTACGTTAAGAAGTAATTAGATTGTACCGACGGCAATCCAGCTTATGCCGTGGTTAGCACCACCAAAAATGCCTGATGTAGAAGCCGTGATAGTGGTGCCCGTCTGATTAAACGATCCGCACTCAATATTCGTTCCAGCGCCAATTTTCTGGTCAAAACTCGCTGGTGATGTTGGGGTATTTCGTGTATATCCAATTAAAGTAGGGATGACCGCATACACCTCCTTAAATTTCTTAGGAAAAGTAACTTGTACAGACTGTTGTTTCCCGCCATTTCCATAAAACGAGACCCACCCAGATTGGATTATTAAATTACCAGAAATAGTTCGCGCTGAGTTGTTAGCACTGAATGATAATAGAGTCGCAGAGTCTATCTTGTCGGCTGTAACCGTTGAATTCTTCAACTTGCTACCAACTATAGCTCCATCATTTACACCAGTTCCATCAGCTAAAGACGCGACATTAGCCATTTGGTTATTGTGGTCTTGAGCCGTGATTGTTGTTAGTGGCGTGAAGACTATGTTCGGATGCGGTAAGCTCATTTTTCCTCCTTAAATAAATCACCTGTTGGTAATATCATTGGCGAAAACTCTTCTGCAAAGACATTGCTTAAAAGCTCCTCGTCAATATTTTCTGCTATAGAATCTAAGAATTCGTCAATAATAATTTCGCTTGGCTCTAATGTGCATAAAATGAGGCTGAACGGATGCTTACCTTTCAGTTCGTAGTTTTTTGAATAGTGCCAAATTATGCTAGGCGTAAAAACAGCGACGCCATTTTCTCGAACAGTATTTCCATTTGGCTGTTTATGAAGTCGATTGATATTTGGAATTGACGACCAAATAAAGACCTTATTCAAATTTGATTTATCCATGGATATAATTTTGAGCTTTTATCGTGAGCAACAAAAACCCGCCCTCATTTTCAGATGGCAAAAAAGGCACCCCGAAAACGGAGTGCCCCACAATGACAGCTGCAAATCACAACAACTGCCCAGCTATCGTACTACTTTTTAAGCGATTGCTCAAGTCGGTAGTTTATCTCACCAGTTACGCTACGACCGTTTTCAGCAGCGAGCACAACAAGCCGTTCATATACTTCCTGCTTAATTCGTACGTTATAAACTGGAGTAGGTACTTCAACCTTAGATTTGATAATCTTGCCATTCTTTTTTACAATTCGATTTATTATTGGCATAGTCTTTCCTTTCTTTAGAGCACCCTAGCGCCAAGCGAGGCGTTTGGTTTTATATTAGTTGTAGATCATTCTCTATTTGGTAGGCGATCGCTTCTTGGTCTAACACCTCTTTTAGTTCGTTGAGCGTGTTCATCACCTTTTGACGTTCGTCTGACAGATAGAGTACTGCTGTTTCCTCTGCCTCACCTCTCCAGTATCCAATGACTGGATAGTCGAGAGTGAAAGCTTCGTGATTAGCGTTTACGGTTGATATTATCTTGTCGACCTCAAGTTTTTTAGTCTTGTTATTGCTTCCGATAAAAGCTTTGATTGTGATTTGTTCTATCATTGTGTGCTCCTAATTGTTAATGTGCCTCGCTTGACTGTCTTAATTATAGCAA